GTCCACATCAAATGCCTGCTTTAAAAATGTTTGGAAATTAAAACCTGATAAGTAGTGACTAACCCTTGTTGCCTGTTTATTATAAATATGATCATCTCCGTACACTACTATACATATTGCAGATACCAAAGCATCTAATTCTTCTTTATCGGTCTCCTCTGCAGTAGACAATTGCATTGAACAAAAGAGGAAGAAATACAACCCCATGATCCAAGAATCCATATGAGAAGTATTAAAACAAACTGACGGAACTCCTCCATATTGAACTACCCATACATCATTATATAATCTCGTCAACCTCTGGACCAATCTAGGAACTATATATTCTAATAATTTAACCTTCATATCATAATCTAATGAGTTAGGATCCTCATGTACTAACATAAACTTCATATATAGCTCTACAAAAAATGCATGAACGCTCTGGTCTTGATTCTTCAAATCTCCCTCTACCAATATCTTCATAAAATCGTTCAATCTTGTTATTCCTAAATCTCTCGCTAGCTGGTCCATACCTCCAAATGACAACTTACTTCCTATTTTAATCATTTTGCCCCTCTCTTTCATGTGTCTTAGTTTTGACACCAATTTCTCTGCCATAATAAAAGTGCTTGTAGGAATGCAAAATAATCTCATCTTCTTTAACCACGGAAGCCATAAATTGTCGGAAAATTGTTTTTCCCACGAAAAGAAGTTTTCAACTTTAGCTACCATTGACCAATAAGTCTCCCATACCACATCGTTCTGTAAATAATTCATTATTCTCTGAAAATCTATCTGAAGCATGTCCATTTTCTTTCCGGTTGATGTTCTCACTAGGTCTTCGCCTGTAGATAATTGTTGCTTGTCTAAAACATCTGGATTCAAACCGGCAGATGAACCTAAATATGCTCCATCCAATACCTCTTTAAATGACATCACTGACCTTTCCTTTCCTAAATCATCTGGACCATATCCCATACAGGCGTACATTCGCTGTACTGCTTCTTCTACATGTTTCACTGCTTCTCTTCCTGCTGGTCCTAGCTCTCTCGTTCTCCTAGAGTATCCCATCACTGCATCTATTGTCTTTTGTCCTGTAGCATTTGCACATGATGCTATTCTAAAAGGTCGCCCATTCAACTTTCCAAACGTTGTCCAATAAGCAGATCTCTTACGAACTTCGTTGTGATAATCATCTAAATTGTCTAAATCACTGTATAAATATGAATAATCTATGGGCTTTTTAAAATATCGAGGCAGAACTCGTCTATCCGTATACCTATATGCATCTCTAACTATTGGTGGAGGCTCATACGGAGGTGTTTCTAAATATGCTGCTTTCTTTTGGATAGGTGGAGGAACTTTTATCATATTAGGAGAATTATTTATTGAGTTTATTTGTGCATCCTTTATGTCGTCTATTTGTGAAGGTACTACTGTTCCATCCACTACCTTAAATCTTGACGTAACTATTTCTGTTGCTTTCTTTACTTGTTCTGACTTTTTTCCCG